ACATTTGATATGGTAAATGCTGCAACTGACAGCAACTTGAAAGACCCAGGGCAACTGCAAGAGAATCACTATGACTGGTTGTTGCAAGACTTTGAAACATTTAGTAAACACAAAGCACTAGAAGCAGCTATTCTTAAAAGTGCAGACTTGTTGGAAAGTGGACAGTATGGTGCATGTGAAGACTTGGTAAAGAACGCTGTGCAGATTGGATTGCAAAAAGATTTGGGTACAGATTACTTTGCAGATCCAAGAGCTAGATTAGAAGGTATTAAAGACAAAAACGGACAAGTTAGCACAGGCTGGCCGGCACTGGATAAGAAACTGTTTGGAGGATTCAACAGAGGCGAACTCAACATCTTTGCAGGTGGTTCGGGTTCAGGTAAGAGTTTGTTCTTAGCAAACATGGGTGTGAACTGGTGTTTGCAAGGTATGAATGTGTTGTACTTGACATTTGAACTTAGTGAAGCATTGGTTAGTATGCGTATTGACAGTATGACAACTGATATTGCAAGTCGTGATATTTTCAAAAGCATTGACGATGTTGAAATGAAAGTAAAGATGATTGGCAAGAAGGCAGGCGCATTCCAAGTAAAGTATATGCCAACTGGTAAGAACGCAAATGACTTACGTGCATATATCAAAGAATATGAAATCAAAACAGGACGCAAACTTGATGTTGTGCTTGTAGACTACTTGGACTTGATGCATCCAAATGCTGTAAAGATTAGTGCAGAGAACCTGTTCGTTAAAGACAAATACGTATCAGAAGAACTGCGCAACTTGGCTATGGAATTGAACACAGTGTTTGTTACAGCATCGCAGTTGAACAGAAGTTCAGTTGAAGAGATTGAGTTTGACCACAGTCATATCTCAGGTGGTATTAGTAAGATCAATACAGCAGATAACTTGATTGGTATCTTTACAAGTAGAGCAATGCGTGAACGTGGACGTTATCAAATACAGTTGATGAAAACACGTAGTAGTTCAGGTGTAGGACAAAAGATTGATTTAGAATTTGATGTAGACAGTTTGCGTATTAGAGACTTAGGCGAAGATGAAGAATATCAAGAATTCCAAAAGCGTAAAAGTACAGTGTTTGATCAAATCAAACGTGGCAACGGATCACCAGCAGTTGAAAAAGAAGATCCAAGCGAAGGCGATACTGTAGGAAAAATCAAAGCAGAAGCAGACAGCACAGCACTGAGACAGTTCTTGGGTAATTTAGGCAATGGATAAAGTTGCAATTTTTGGAGATAGTTTTGCCTCACCTGATTGGGCAATACGAGATGGCGATAAATGGCAGAAGTATGAAGGATACTCGTGGGTATCTGAACTAGATAAAAACTATGATGTGTTTAATCAAGCAGTTGCCGGTAGCGGACCTATGTACAGTCTTAAACTACTGCATAGGTGGTTACATCCTCAAATAACCAGTTTAAAAGAATGTTATGATACAAGTTTGATTTTTATTTGTAGTGATCCTTGTAGATTAGATTTAAGTTGCTATAAAACTCCAGGCGAAGCAGTTCATATATTTGATCATGCAGAAGGTAGTCGAAGACACGTATCTAACTTGTTTGCAAAACAAGCAATACAATGGTATATGGATATAGATTGGCAAATAGCACAAAGTTGTATGTATTACAGTATTGTAGATAATTACGCACAATATTTTAAACGTGTATTGTTTTGGCCTATAGGTGGCGCTAAGTTTTTTGAATTGGTTCCAATGTCACATAAAGATAATTTTTATTTTGTAGAAGAAGGATTGAACGATATTACAATACGTGATTGTGGTAAAAGTGTTTATGGTCAAGGTGTAGATTGGAGACCAAATCATTTTCAAGAACCTAATCATCGTGTTATGTATGAACAAATAACAAACTGGATAGAAAACGACACTCCTATTGATACATCGCTTTTTAGATATGTTGGACCATTAAACGCCTAAATAAATACACAAATGACAAAAGCAATTATATTCACAGATATGGCAGGATATTATGGATTCGGCAGAGCAGCCGGCGCCTATAGAATTGCCAGTGAATTTAGAACACGTGGCGACGATGTAAAAGTTATTGATTGTTTTTGTAGTTTAACACTGTCTCAAATTAAAACTATCATTAGCGACCGTGTTACATCTAAAACGGAGTGGATTGGATTTAGTACAACCTTTATGGTAAATCAAGAAACAAATCAAATACTTGATGCAAAAAGAAATCAAGCAAAAAATCGTGTAACTCAAATTGAGAAGAAACAATTTGATACTCCTACAGGACTAAGCAAAACTGATGAATGGGAATTGGTAGATTGGATCAAGTCGTTAGGATTACAAGTAATATTTGGTGGATGGAATGCTACTTACTCTAGTATACATCCTTATGTAAATATTATAACAGGTCCTTGCGAAGATAAATTCTTCGATGATTTTAATTTTACAAAATCTCAAATAGTATATACACCTGATGATTATATACAGCCTGGCGAAGACTTACCGATAGAAGTAGCACGAGGCTGTATATTTAAATGTAAGTTTTGTCACTATCCTCTGAATGGCAAACGCTTGTGGGAATTTGTAAAATCACCAGAAGTTCTACGTGACGAAATGTTACGCAATTACGAAAACCATGGTACAACAGGTTATATGATAAGCGACGATACGTACAATGATTCTCCGGAAAAAGTTGAATCGCTATTAAACATGTACAAAACATTACCCTTTGATATTACATTTAGCACTTTTGCAAGACTAGATTTATTGATAGCACATCCTGAAACACAAGATATGCTGTATGAATCAGGTATGCGTAGTGTGTTTTTTGGTATTGAATCTTTTAATCACGAAGCCGGCAAGTTTATCGGTAAAGGAATGAATCCAGAAAAGGTGAAACGTGGACTAATTGACTTCAAAGAAAAATATCCTGACATGCTGATATATGCAAGTATGATCGGCGGACTTCCTACAGAAACAATGGCCGAACTAGAAGAATCGTTTCAGTTTTTAACACAGGAGGTAAAGGTGTCTAACGTAGCATTTACACCTCTGGCGCTTACCAGTGGTTCTGATATGAGTTTAAACGCAGAACGTTATGGGTATAATCGAAGCAGCAATGATCCAAGAGGATGGACCAGAGAAGACGGTCTTACATCGCAGGAAGTACGTGAATGGTGTTTAGAAAAAACCAAGCAGCGACAAAATCATCCAGGCGGTTATGTGTTTTATAATAGAGTAAGAAATCTAGGATACACAGATGATGAACTTTCACAATTATCATTTGCCACTCATACACAAGAACTTATAAAACGAACAGATATAAAAAGAAGTGAATATCTAAAAAATATTCTCTAACGATTCCTCAATGCTAAATAACTTGCGTTTAAAAACGCTAGGCAAAATATTTAGACTACAAGAGGCTAACATGAAAACAGATTTAGAAAATATACAAAGGCTTTATGACAGATTTAAAAGGCCAGTACCACAAGGTACACAATACCAAGAGAGACTAGTTGAAGAGTTTGATCTTATTCTCAAACTTCGCTTCACTGAATACTTCCTACAAATTTGTGACATTATAGATCTCACCACCGATATCAAACACATGACACGTGGATCGGCGGGCAGTAGTCTTGTATGTTACTTGCTTGGGATTACAGACGTGGATCCCATCAAGTGGAAGATACCTGTGGCGAGGTTTATGAACCCACTGCGTGATGACCTGCCGGATGTTGATATCGATTTTGAACATTGGCGACAAGGTGAAGTTATGAATCGCATATTCAAAAAGTGGCCCGGCATGACGGCAAGGTTGAGCAACTATGTCACGTACAAACCAAAGAGTGCTAGACGTGAAGCAGCTAAACGACTAGGCGCCACAGGTAGACTTCCTAGAAACTTTACTTATGAAAGCGTGGGTGTTGACCCCGTAGAAGCAAAACGCATAGAGCGTAAATTACTAGGCAAGAAAAGAGCAATATCAAAACACTGTGGAGGCATCGTAATGTTCACTAGAAAACTACCTAAATCACTAATCTCAGAAGACAATCAAATACTATTAGACAAACACGAAGTTGAGGATCTTGAACACCTCAAAGTGGATATCCTAGCCAACAGAGGACTGTCGCAACTGTTGGAAATAGACCCGCATACAGCATTGGAAGACTATCCAGAGTATGATGACGCAACAGCAGCATTGCTACGTAGAGGCGATGTACTGGGTGTTACACAAGGGGAAAGCCCTGCTATGCGTAGACTGTTCCGTGCAATACAACCCACATCAGTTTATGACTGTGTGTTTGCTACAGCAATGGTAAGACCTGTTGCTATGAGCGGCAGACAAAAAGCAGCCGTATTCCAAGACTGGAGTCAAGAGGCTGTGCAGGATTCAATAGTGTTCGAAGATGATGCTATTGAAATCATAAGTAACATTATAGGAGTAGATGCATATGAAGCTGATTCGTATCGTAGAGCGTTTGCTAAAAAGCACGACGAAAAAATTCTCGAGTTTGTGGAGCGAATGGGTAACAACCCCCGTAAAGCAGAAGCTATGGCTGCCCTACAAGAACTATCCGGATTCGGTCTTTGCAGAGCCCACGCTGTCAATCTTGGACGACTCATATGGGCGCTTGCATACCAAAAAGCACACAACCCCGAACAGTTTTGGAGAGCCAACCTCAAACACTGCCAAGGATCATACAGAAGCTGGGTGTACCAAACAGAAGCACACAGACGAGACATCCTAACAGAACCAGGTTGGTGGCACAGAGGATTTCCACAAGGATTAGGTGTACAACAAAAATATCTCGAACGTGTTAACTTTGCAGGTGTTATAGCCAACGGTAGAACCTTCCGCGGCAAGAACGGACGCTATGTAACATTCCTCACACTGGGCACCAACTACGGCGAATACATAGATGTTACTGTACAACGTCCATTCCAATATAGAGACGGAGATATAGTAAGCGGCTCAGGTGTGGTGCGACATCAGAACAACAGCGACTATATAAATTGTACAGACGCTAAACTGTGGACGTTTTCACAATGGCGCAAGGAAACAGTTGGAGAATAAATGTGCGGATTCTTTGTAACTACACACAGTAACCCTACAAAGGATTTCACAGACGTATCAGCTCGCGGGTGGGAAACTCGCGAGTTTTCTTATAAACAGTATCTAGCAGTACAAAGTCAATTGCCTTGCTACAACGGTCGCAGTGATTTCTCCTACTACGAAACTGATGATTACATATTTTCATACACAGGTGAAATATACAATACACCAGACTATTACAACAGTGATACAGAATACATGTTTAAATGTGCCGTACACGATCAATATATACAATTGAACGGACAATGGGCATTTGCATTGTACAGCAAGCGTACAGGGCGTGTACGGGTAGGTAGAGACCCACTAGGACAAATACCCGTGTTTGTATCCGATGTTGATGGTATAACTGTGAGCAACACACTGCCCAGCATTGTGCGCACTGTACAAGCACAACTAGACCCTGATACATTAAACAGATGGTACACTGCAAAACACTACACCAGTCTTAAAACCTGTTGGTCTGGTATACACACTGTCCCCGCTGGCACAGTAACTGATTACAACAGTGATGGAGATACACTGAGAGTACAACGTGTAAACAGACTGTGGCACACCACACACCAAGAT